AAGTCGGGCTGTGGATGGTTCCCATGTTGTTCTCCATTGCTCCTGAGAGTGCATTGCCGAACCAAGGAGTAAGGTTAACTTCAACATTACCAGAACCCAAGTCGATGGTTGCTCTCAACTGGAAGTGAAACTTATTTTGTTCTTCATTAGCCGAGCCGGTGTTGCCGTTATACCATACATCGCCAATCATAACATCCATCCCTGCTCGCAGAACTTCGCCTGAAACGAAAGAAGGTGAGCCAGTGATGGTATGGGTAATGATTAAATCATCACCGACAACATCTCCGAAAGGGTTCGTCCAATCTGTTGCATCATAGTCAGCAACAACAAAGTCTGTGTTAACTGAAGTGCCGGCAGGAAGAAGATGTATTCTTTGTATGCCCTCACCGCGAACATTATCAGAAGTTATCTTCCCTGCAGTTCCATCGGTATTGTTCTTAAGCGCAGCAAAGGGCTGGTTGAGAGACACTGATGAGATTGTATCCCCTGCTTCTTGGTATGTGTAAGTTATTTTAGCCAAACTATTTCTCCTTATCGATAAACATTACGAGCCCAAATCTGGGTGTTGGTAATGTTTAGTTGAGCATCTTCAGTGGAAGTATCTGCAAATGGATTTGTTACACCAGCGCCATCACAGATAGCGGATATCCTTATATCAATCTCGACAGCATCTTTGGTGGGAACTGGAACAGCGAACGGAAGTGTATGACTTCTTCGTTTCATTGCTGGTTGTAAACCAGTTGTCGCGACACAGATACCATCAACGAATACATAAACTTGATATCTCCACGAAGATCCGTATGTAGCCGTGAGCCCTCCACCNGTAATCTCTGCTGAACCAAACTCAACATCAACTGTAGCACCACCTGTAAGCATGCCTTCCTCAGTTGGTATCCTCATAAAGACACCATCATCGATGTCGTTGTAAAGAGGCCAGATGCCGACAAGCCATTGGTTGGTATAGTTGGAGTAAGTTACTGCAGGTGGGCCGAGCGATGCTGCACCAGCGCTGTTACGATCCCAAGTGAAAGCAGAGATGGCTGATGTAACATACCAATAACTCTGTGTAGCATTTCTTTGCCCTTTACCAATCTGTCTTGAGCCATCTGGTTTTGTATCAAAGGCGGTATCCATATTAGCCCCTTTGATTATTTTNGTGTTAGCGATGGTTTCGGCGGGTAGTTGTTGCCCGTCAAGTTGCCCGTTAAACTCTTGCATCCATCCTGAAACCGGCTTGTTAAAGTCTTCTTCGAGAGCGAAATCCCCTGCTTCTTTCGGGCGAGTTGGTGTGTATGTTTTAGCCATTATCTTCCTGCCTTAATGTTTGTCGACGACTTCTGACTTGGGTTGTATGTGACGCGATACGATACAACCTGAAAGCGATTGTCTGTCTGTATCTTCCAACGGAAGGATCCAACTTCACCAGTCTGCAAGTCAAAGCGAAGACGAACACGACGAGCACCTGCCCAGTTAACTTTATTATCGATGACTGCGAGTGTCTTGTCGTATGCTGATGTTGAAGCCCCAAAGGTTGTGTCGTCGTTGGTTGTTCCAAACTTCTCTGGGATTGATACCGGTTGTGATTGTGCAACCGTCCATGTCGGCAATCCATCAACAGCATAAGAGAGTTGAACCTCATTATGCCCTTTGGTTAGCATCTCAATCTCGACGGTGTGAACCTTCTTCTTGATAACATCTGAACCAAAGTCAAGCCAAGCCGAAGCCCATATGCTTTCTTCTGGTTCAAAGAAGGTTTCCGACAATGCTGCTTGCGCGGTAAATGATGCTTTGTTTCCAAAAGTATTTCTTCTGCTGAATACCTGAAGCCCTGCATTGCAAAGGTGGTATGCTCCGCCAGCACCAAGAACTTTAAATGGGCGAGGAGCCAAGATAAACCATCCAGCCGGATTGGTTGCTATGTCGTTGAACTCCCAAGAACCATTGACTGCATCGCCAACCTTGTGCCTTGTGCTCCAACTTTTATTAAGTGTATGGAAGATGGCGTGTCTTGTATTAACTGTTTCACCATCGACTGGATACATAAACCAAACTTCTTTTTCTTTGTGGGAGTAAGATGCTCTCACTCTTGGTAATGCATTTTCCGACATGCGATGAAGTTCTTTCTGTATCGGCTCACTAATCTTTTCAATCTTAACAGAGGAGCCACCAAGCGTTCCGCCCTTGATGCAGTATACACCATCGTAAGACATAAACATAACACCGATAGTGGGAACGGAAACAATACTATTTGTTGCTGTTGTGCCGATGTTCTGAACCAATGTCGAGATGGTATAAGTTCTTGTTCCACCTGTTGAGTTGCGGCTTCTTACGACATCAATGCCGTTCTCTCTGAAGACAAGGAGGTTATCGTAATAAGGGTATAATGCTGTGATAGCACCACCTTCTGTATTGCCCAAGTCAAAATAGTTAAATGCTGGGAACTGTTCGGGCAATCCTTGCTTGCTATAAATGACGCGGGTGTCTTGCCCAGCACCACCACCGAGCCAGACAGAGCCACCCCAAGAGCATCCGTAAGCGAAACTATTATTTATTTTAACGCTGTCTGCTTGGGTGGGTGCCTCGGTTATGAGTGATACATCTGGTATAGTATCCATAAATGTTCTTGAAACATTTTCTTCAATCTCGGTGAGATGATAGTAAACAACATCAACCGTCGATAAATCCTTCAAGTTTTTTGTTCTGTATATTCTGCGTTTAACGGTTCCTGCTGGGCCGATTGGTAAGTCGTTGATGTATGCACCAAACTTCTTGGGTGAGCCACCACCGGTTGTCTTAAAGTAAACTTCCCCGTGATCACTCAATGGGCTCTCTGAGCCTGTGTCGGTAATGAAAGTTACCTTGTAGCGATAGTTGCAGTCGCCATTGCTTTCTCCAACACCGATAAAGTCGTCATCATCCCATCCGATACATTGCCTCCCGCTCTCGGTTCTTGTACCGGGAGTGCTGATGTATGTGATATCTGTGCCTGATAACTTGGGAGCAGGTGTGCTTTGGGTAAAGCCAAATGGGAATACTCGTTGCCTTCCCTCAAACTTTAGCATTTGATCGGAGCCATTAAGGATTAATAACTTGTTTCCAAAAGGAATAAACTGCTCGTCTGCTTCATCAGGTTTAGCAACATGTCTGGGATTAACCGCTCTTTCGTTGATTATGTTGTAGCATGGTATGNTGCCTGCCGCTCCTTGGTTGGCTATACGGTAATGTATACCACCATTATTCGACTTCTCGATGTAGTATAGTTCGCTTCCGTTATGTCGGGGCCAAACAAATACCCGATCAATGGCGAGTTGAAACGGGGTTGAGGCTGTGTCTGTAGTTGTTGCAGCATTTTTGGGGATGAGTGGTTCCCATCCAATGTCGTTCGTCCAACCGAAACCATCGTCTGAAAGGCGGCAGTTGACTATCTCGGTTGCTGTTTCATCTCCAGCAGCCCACCTCTGATCCAATCCGGATGCTGGGATTTCCTTACTAATCTTTGTTTTCATATGTTGGTTACCCGTTAGTTTTCAGTGAGTTTCTGTCGTAATAAGCAACCCTTCCGACAGCACTGGTAAACTGCCCCTTCTGATATGAGATGTCTGTTCTTGTTGTATAGCGAGCCTCAAACTTCTTTAAAGCCTTCTCTGTCTTCTTAGCATACAAACCGCTGAGAGTTGTATTGCCGTTCTTAACAAACAAATCCTCAAGAGATTTCCACACGATTAACTGGTGGAACTCATAAGGAAGTTCTGGGGTATCTGTGCTTTGAGCAAGAGGCAGGGGCTTAAAGTAATAACGAAGTTGGCTTCGCTTTAAATAATCTTTTTCTCTCGGTGCAGTCGTTGTGTTGGTTACTGTATAATCGTATTCAGCATCCCAACTATCAACTCTTGGGTATGGGCGAATACGAAGATAAACACCATCCCACTCACGATAGCGAGGGTTACCGCCATCCAATCCGTTATAGTTAACGAGGCTCAAGGTAGCGGTGATATCGTCAGCAGTCAGGATGTCGTCTTGAACTGCAGTTGAAACTGGGGATGTAACATTGGTTTGATAGCCTGTGAGTATCCTTCGCCATACTGGGCGACCCAATCTCTCGCCTGTTGCTGGGTTAAAGTTTGAGTTATAATACATAACTTTTCTTTGCCCTTCAAGAGATCTCATACCACCGACAACAGCATACTGCCCAACAGTATTCTTACTCTGGAAAGGTTTATCATCGAAAGTTAAAAATGATACAGTCGCCGACACCTTGTTTCCAAGTTGTGCTGGCGCTGGGGAAAGTGTATTGAGAGGCTCAGACAATGGGCCCACAGAGCCATCAGGTGCTTGAACAGCCCAACACAACTCGAAGTATGTATTGGTTGGTAAGTCTCCACCACCGCTGTTTGAGGCATGCTGGTTCCAAACAACTGATAGTTTCTCTGCTGGGGGAACAATAGTCGGAGGAACAGGAACATAACACTCTGCTTCTGAAGCCGTGTAATCTTCTCGTAAGTTTAGTTCTTCTTCTCGTCTTGGTGAGATTGCTCGCTGCTTACCAGTCACGCTCCAGTTTCCATTAGTGGCTGGGCTGTCTCTGTAAGATAAGTTCATTATCTCG